AAACAGTAGATGCGGGCAGTACATTTATAAAAATTAATGGATTTCAAAACCAAGCAGAGTTACAAAGACAAATAAGAGACGACGAAAGCCTAACCTTTGCAGAACGTATAAAAGCAAACGAAGAGCTAGGGCGTATACTAGACGAGCAACTAGCAGAAGAGCAAAGCCTGGCGCAAAAAAAACTAGACCTAGCTAAATTAGAACTAGCGCAAAACAAAGACAACCTAGACCTACAAAAAGCAGTAATAGAGGCAGAGACCGAACTAGTAGACATAGAAGAGCGTATAACGGGGCAACGATCTGAGCAACTAACAAATACTAACGCTTTAATAAAAGAGCAAGCAGACGCTATAAACGAATTAAGGGTAGCGGGTCTAAGCGAACGAGAGGCAGAACTAGAACAACTAAACCAAGACTACCAACATAAGCTAGATTTGGCACGTAAAAGCGGAGTAGATACGGTAGCAATTACCGAAGAGTACAACCGTTTAGTAGGCGAGGCAAACGAGAAGTTTAGACAAGAAGATTTAGCAAACCAAAAAGCTACAGACAATAAAATTAAAAAGCAAAGACAAGCAAACGTAAACGCTTTAGGTCAGACTATAAAAATGGCGGGCTCTTTAATGAAAGAGGGCAGTATAGCGCAAAAAGGTTTTGCCGTAGCTAGTGCGGTTATGGACACGTATAAAGCCGTTAATATGGCGTTATCTAGTGCACCGCCCCCGTTTAGTTATATACAAGCGGGGCTTAGTTTAGCTATGGGTCTTAAAAATGTTAAGGAAATAATGAGCGTAAATCCTGATAACCCAAAGCCTGACACC